CGCCCAAGAGAAAACTGCGCTTCTTGCTCTAGCCTATTGACAGGCACATTCAAAGAACGATATAATCTTTTTTGGAAATAAATAATATCGTCAATCTGACCTAGATTCTCACCACCAGGCAGTGTGCTAATCTCAGTGCCCCTACCGTTCTCTCTACGCGGTAGCCAGAAGTCTTCAAGCATAGACATATGCTTGCGATCATCTTTGATTTGTCCAGTGCTTGCATCATAGACCAGTTTGTTACGATACTTGGTCATGATATCTTGCATGTACTGCTCAGCCTTACCACGAGGCAAGTTACCCACATCGATATAGAAAATACGACGCTCAGGTGCGCGAGCAAGACGATAGATGACAAGGCTGTCTTCCATCATGCGTAACTGATTGATAGGTTTTAATGCTTTGTGCAGATGCGAGACGACTTTCTTTTTCGTTTCGTCTAGCAAGCCTGATGTTACATAGTTGATTGAATCGTTTGACAGTTTAACACCAGTCTGTGTTTGACCTGGCTTGTCTTCGTAGATATAGTATTCATCAACACCTTCAACAACTTTAACACCAGTCTGAGGATCTTTTTTGTGTTTTACATGGCGAACTTTACGGATTTTTACTGCGTCGATATTTCGAATTTCTTGAATGCCTGCTTTAGGGTTTGATTCGTTAACAAGCAAGTGGTGATAGATTCTACCATCTACATACCACGAACGAAATATCTCATGCCCTACTTCGTTAAAGCGAAGCATCTGAACAATACCGTCAAACTCTTCGCGAATTTGTTCTTTGATCTTTTCGCCTGCTTCAATGTCGTCAAGCGAAAGTTCTACAGAAGATTGTAGTTCAGAAGCAGAAATGGTCTCATTAACAATTTCGTCAATCGCCATATCCACTTCAGGATGCATGGCCACACCACGATAACGGGTGATCATCTGGTGATTGTCTTTCGACTCGTCACCTTCCATGTTAATGTATTGCCCAAAGTGACCTGCGGTAGCAGTAACATATCCTGCACCGTCGTTATCAGTAGGCGGAACAACAGACTGAAGTTTCTGTTGCTCTTTCTCAACTTTTTTCGCTCTTCGGATTTCAAATCCAAAAAGTTTTAAACCATTATCGTAGTCAGCCATGCTTTTCCCTAAAAATTATATTGAGGAGCCCGAAGACTCCCCAATATTTAGACCACCCTTAAGAAGTGGTATTGCTTTCCCAATACTGATACGAGAAAGTAACATCGAACACTTCAATCTGATCACGAGTGTCATAATCTAGAGCAATCGAACCAACCGTGATAGGAAATGCGCCACGGAAAGTATAACGCTTGATCACAGATTCGTCACGATCCAGTTGATCAACAAGCAAGTCTGCTTGATAGTCAATTGGGTTCGTAAGACCAGTGTTTGCAGAGTGCGCATTCATGCCATTCATCCAACGCTCAAACGAATCACGAATGGTAAAGTCAGTATCATTAATGATAGTAACTGTCCAATCTTCGAAGGTACGGTCACCCGCAACTTTCAACTCGCGCCCACGAAACGGAACAGGGAACGAGTTTGTTTGAGACTGAGGCAATTGCGCAGTCTTGCAGAGGAACGAAGTAAGTTCTACATCGCCCCCTGCATATGCTGGGAAGTTAAGTGTCGCTTTGAACAGATTAGGTCTAGCGCCACCACCTCTCAGTTTAGATTTAAAATCATCTATACCTAGTAATGCCATTTTTTATACTCCTTTGCGCTTAGACCAGCCCGACAACTTCATCGAAGTCAACACCAGTTCTAACAGCCACAAAGTTCAGTGTGACATAATTGATAGAACGCGCTGGCTTCACGAAGACCGAAGCAACAAATTGGTTGTTATCAATGATATCAGGAGTGTTGTTGGTTTCATCACACACCACTCTGAAGTCAGTGATACCGCGTCGACCCTTAATCTCTCGCAAGAAAGGCTCGACGATGTTAACGAATTCCGCACGAGTGAATTCATCATTGAATTCGAACATAACATTCTGTGCGGCGCCTTTGATTGCTCGCTCCATCACCAAGAACAGGCGACGAACATTGATGCGATCAAATGCAGAAGGACGACCAAGTTTTGTCTTGTCACCGAACAGCAAGATCCCTTGACCAGGCAGATTCACAATAGGGTTCACTGCTGCTTTGTACAGCGTATCTCTTTGAGACTTCGATGGGTTGTACGCAAGCGAAGTCACGCCAAAATACTGCCCGCGGCGTTGCCCTGCAGGCGAGAACCAAGGGGCTGAGTTTACATCAGCAGCAGCCATAATACCAGCAGTTGCAGGCGCAGCAGGAATGAACACATACTTGTCTCGGTACTTATCGTAGACCTTAAGATAGTTGTTGTCCAGAATAATATAAGACGAAGCATTCAAAGTGTTTGCCCATGTTGCTGTGTTAGATGCAATGGTTGAAGAGTTGTTTCCTGTGTTCACAACAAGATTGCGAGAAGGCGATGCGACCACAACACAGTCTTTTCTTTGCAGGCTAGCAATGGTTGCAAGATAGTTGATCAATGTTGTTTGATCAACGTCCGCTTGTAAACCAGGAGCAATTAAGAAGTCAACTTGGATGTTATCAGGATCATTGTACAAATCAAAGCCGCCTTCATAATCGTCAACATCAAGAGCATCATGCACACCGCCACTAAATGCATAAGTCTGTACTGCACTATCACCCGCACCAGTAAATGCCGCAGCGTTTGTGATACCAGTAAAGTCTGCAGCAAGGCTTGCACCCCAAACATAAGAAGATTGATTGTTCAACACATCTAGAATGTAGTTGGTCGAACCATCATCTTTTTTGGCGTCTGTAGCGAGAGACACATAGGGGAAAGTTTCAAGAATTGTCCCAGGTGTGCCGCTGACTTTACCGTCATTATCATAAACAACCACATGCGCTTCGTCATATGCCGTAGCCGAGCTAAGCGAAGAAACATAAGAAGAGGTTGCAGGAGCGCCATCGAAGAGCGCAGACATGTTTACGCCGTCAACGGTCCAGTTAGTAAATGCAGCGTCGGAATCTGAACGAGGGCAGATAGAAACTTTGATGCTGTTACCCAGAGTGCCAGGATACTTTGCAACCAGTTTGTTTGCTGTAAGTGATTGTGATTGTGCGTTCCAGTTGTCTAGATTCTTAACAAGAGGTGCAGAACCAGCCGCACACGCGTTAGTGTCAGAATCACCAACTACACGGCTAACATACGCGCTACCCGAGTATTTCAGAAACATAGATGCAGAAAGAAAGTCTGTGGCATCAGCCGCAGAATCGGTGTCGGGAGATCCAAAAGCGGAAACAAGTTCTGCTTCGTTACCGACCAGTCTAGGCTGATCGACAGGACCCCAGTTAAAATCTCCTACAAATGCCCCCGTAGAAGTAGTGACTGCTGGCACTACACCAGACAGGTCAAATTCTTTTACGAGAATATTGGGAGACTCAGATGGTATTAATGCCATGGTCGTGTCCTTTTTTCGTTAACATATGATAAGGAAACATAATACGGAAGATTCACATTATTTATTTATAATTTGCACAATTTCAGTATACATCGTCCCATATTTGCCATGGCTCGTACTTCATTTTTTCTCTTTCTTCAATTTCTTTGATCGCATCAGTACCATCATCGACAAATCCAAACGGCACAATTGCGTCTTCAATCTCGCGCATTTTGTTTTCAAACATCATTTGCTTAAGATTAATATCCGTCATGTCAGAGAACATTTGCGTAGAAACAAAGTAACCAAGCATGACCAGATTCATCATCAAGTCATCATGGTTGCCATCGCTTGCTTCGTATGATTGCCCCTTTGAAACAAAGGTAGAAATTTCAAGAATAGTTTCTTCGTCGCAAACATCTAACTTTTTTTCTTCTAACAAATCTTTAATGCCTGAACATCCAAGACGCTTGACTTTGCGAGTCATTTCAATGCCGACTGCATTTGCTTTGATTGCAGACTCTACATGAACATTTTCATATTCAAGATCATAGTAAAGCCCGCGACACACGATACTACCTTGATCGTTCGACTCAATCACCACATACGCATTGTTATAAACTTTAGCGAATTTATAAATAATATCAGGGAAGAGTATTGGAGAGATAGTGTTGTTCCGATACACCGCGACCTGCTTGAAGGGTCGGACCGTAATGTCGATCACGTTAAACGTCGAATAATCCTGCCCTCTTCCTTTCGCTACATCAACCATCATTAGATACTCATGATTTTTCTGAGTCTCTTCGTATATCTTTACATCCCCACCCTCAAGAACTTTCTTAGGTGGAAACGCACGAAGGCTTAGCAGCGTTTCTGCATTGATTAGTGTATCGCCAGTACCAAAGAACGTGTTACCAAATTCTTGGTCGAACTGCAACTGAGAAGTGTTTGCTATCGTTTGACGCTTCCACTCTTCGTCTCTTCCTGGTACGTCCCACCAGTTAACTGTGAATGGTTTATATTCATTCGTTTTTTGGACAGCACCTTCCCAAATTTTGTGAAAACTATTTCCGATACCGTTGGCTGTAGAGGTGATAATGACTTTGGTATCTTTACCTGCTGATATAACGGGATACGTCGAAGTATAGAATTCACTAGCGCGCTCAACAAAAGCAAACTCGTCAAGAAATAGTAGGTTAACAGACATGCCCCGAATAGAACTACCAGAAGTAGCAGCAGCAATAATCCTAGAATTATTTGAAAACTCAATGCTACCTTTATTAAGAGCGCGACAGCCTGGTTGTAAGAAGAACGGTAAATTTTCAAGAGCAAGCGTAACACGAGCAAGCATCTCCCTAGCAGTTGAACCTTTGTTCGCTAGAATCGCAATAGTTTTTTCGGGGTGAAAAATTGCGTACCAGAGAAGATACACAACAGACGAAATAGATTTGCCAGACTGGCGACAAGCAAGAACGATGGTGAATCGATTCGAATTGAAATGATCAAACATCTTTTCTTGATAAGGGTACAGATTGAAATTGACAAGACCCTTGTCAAGTGATATAATTTTCACATAAGTTCTTGCAAAGTACGCAGGATCACTCATACATTTTGCGTACTCGCGAACTTGGAGTTCAGTCCACTCTTGCTGAACACCATCTTTTTTTACATTGATATTTCCTAAGTAATGTTGCTGGTCATTCATCCGATGGGCTAACATCAATCACCTTTTCATCATCATTTTTCATCAACAATCTTTGCAAGTCAGTGGTGCTGCCAATAAACACGTTGTTATTGGTGATTGCCTTTTGGTCTTGTTTGTTGTCTGATTGAGTTACATCTTTGGTCTTTTTGTTTAGTTCCATCAACTTATCATTTACATCAGAAATGTTTTTGATCATGTTGGACAGAACTTCAAATGCGCGAGGATGCTCTGATTCGCGAGCAACCTCAATCATCAGATCAAGCGATTCTCTTCCCTTGTCTATTAGTTCGTAATAGGTTGCGCGGGAATAATCGTAGTCGGACTTGATGTTCGGATCATCATCTTTCATAATGCTATTTATCCATTATCACTTGTTGTGAACCACAAAGCCATTCACAATGTAGGTGTCATTACCAGTAACACTCAGTCTATTAATTGCAACCGTTTGGATTTCTGCAGTAATTGCTTTAACCTCCGAGGTACCGTATTCTGCGCCGTCCCATGTCACAATATGATCGCCTTCGGACAGTTGTGTGATGCCAAGTTCGGGATGCATCTTCTGACCTGCTTCTGCATCGAAAGACTTCCAACCGTCTGT